TGGTGCATCCTCTGCTACATAATCCTAGCAGACTCGCTACAAAGCCCTCGGCATCACTGCCGGGGGCTTTCTCTTTGTCTAATGCGTTGTCCGAGCCTACGGCTCTGTGTGGGATACTTAGGACATGATGACACGAGCCGAGGCGATAGCACAGGTATCACTTTTTGTGGATGCCCAGTCCTATCCGCAGATGTCCACCACCGATATAGGGTCTATCCTTGATGGCCTGTCACGGTTCTCTACATGGACCGCTAGCACGGCTTACGCTGTCGGTGACCGTGTTGTACCAGTAACGCCTAATGGCAGAGTGTATGAGTGCCGTGTTGCAGGAACAAGCGCAACCACAGAGCCAGATTATCCGGCTTACCCTGCGTACCAGTTCCAAGGCTTTACCATCGAGGATGGTTCATCGGATCCGGTACTAACTTGGGTTGACCAAGGACCAGTGCAAGTAGAGCGTTATGATGTCCGGTCAGCTACACGCCAAGCATGGCTAATCAAAGCCTCCCGCTGTGCATCAGACATCGACGCTAAAGAAGGCACATCAGATGTCAAGCTGAGCCAACTAAAAGCGCACTGCATCGAGATGGCAGAACGTTATCGCCCGGTGGTGTTCGCATGAGCCCCATTCTCCGTGCAACGCTTCAGGCTGGCTTAGTTCGTAATCTTTGTCAGACACCTATTGAGGTTCACCGCTTCACGCTCACAGAAGATGGACGTGGCGGTGTTACTGAGACGTGGCGCAAGGTTGCCGATTACAAGGGCAGGATAAGCAACCAGAGCGACACCGAAAGCATTGTTGGTGGTGGCATCCAGCCTTCTGCATCTTGGTCGGTTACGCTTCCGGTATCGGCTGATGTGATGGCGCATGACCGTGTTTACATTGTTGGAGATGAATCAAAATACTACGACGTTGTTGGGACAGACTTTGGACAAACCGATCTGCTGGTTCAACACGTTGGACTAGTGGAGAGAACGGCATGAGCCCTGAGATGTGGGTGCAGATGGGCATCCAAGCTTTTGTGACGTTGTTTGCGATTGGTTCGGCTTGGGTTGCCTTGCAGGTAAGGCTTGCGAAACTCGAAGTGCAAAACGCTAACATAATCCAATCGCTTGACCGCCAAGGGCAAGAAGTCCGGATGATAGAACAACGGCTGGGAAAGTTAGAGAACAAGGTTTCAGCAATGGAGGCACGAAGAACATGAGCGGAATTTCAATCAAGCGACTGGTCGTAGTTGTGATCGTGGCTTTCGTGGCTTCCTTCACTAGCGTTTTCGGCGATGGCATACGCACTGCTGAAGCCAAGGATGTGACCGAGCTGGGCGCAGTGCTGGCACTGTACGGAAGCAAGGCGGTAGCGGCTGGAGTCTCCGCTGCGGTGTCGAGTGTGCTGGCTTTCTTGACGATGCCTTTTAGCGGTACGCAGATGAATGCGCTGAAGGTGGGCAAATGAACTTTCAGAACTTTCGCCTAGAACCTAACCAAAATTCGGCCGGTGATTGGATTGTCTTTGGTGAAATCACCGATGATGCTGGGAATATTCTAGGTACGTTTGGACCTGACGGTACATCTGTATTTGGTTGGTGGGTTACGCAGGATCCTGCATTTCAGCAGTTCTACAGCAACCAATTTGCAGTCGTTATGGCTCAGGAAATAATCTCAGGGACTGCTGAATAATGGCAATTTACTACGTTAGACCCGGCGGTACTGGAAACGGTACAGGGCCCGCAGCAAATCAAGCGTGGGGTACTTTTCAAGCTCCTTTCACTTCCGGTAGTGGAGTGACTGGAGGTGATACGGTCTACATTGCACCCGGTCACTATAATGAAAAAATAACAGTTACAATCACAAACCCGACAAGCACCGTAAATATCATCGGTGATGTGAATGCCTCTCAGTTTAGTGGTCTAACGGCTGGATTGGTAAGACTATCAACATTTGCTAGTGCTGGAAATGCTGCGGCATCGTTGACTGTTCCGGTACTAAGTGCAACGACAAAAGATTATTTGAGTTTCACGAGTATTATTTTTGAAGGCAATCCTACTGGTGCTGCCGGTAATAACCTTGTTCGCTTTGTAACATCAAAAAATATCTCATTTACCAAATGTTTATTTGTCAATGAGGGATGGGCAAATGCTACAACTGAGGCAGCAATACTGAACATGTCTGCTCCAGCATCTGGGGCTGCTAATCACACATTTACTAAATGTGTATTTGCAATGGCAGCTAGAACAGGTCTTGATATATCTGGCAACAACGTAGCCGATACGACATCGTTCACAGATTGTTTATTTCAGGGAGCAATCGTTGAAGCTCTTACATTACGCTCAATCCAATCAAGGATACAAAACTGCACATTTGTAGATAACAGTGGACTGGCTGTGCGTATTGCATCTGGTAGTGCTTCGTTTCCATCTACAATCACGAACTGTCTATTTCTCTCTAACGGTACAGGGATTACATCAACTGCTACAAACCTACAAAACGAAGATTACAACAGATTTATATCTTGTAGTACAAACCGCAGTACGGTCAATACTGGTACGAATAGTTCAAGTTTAGGTGCATCTAGACTTGACTATGATTACAGTCGAATAGTTGGATTGAATCCTATAGACTTTTACGGTCCTCAGCAAAATAGCCCTAATGCAGGATTTGGAACTGCTACGAATGCACCAGCGAATGATGTGATGTCTGTAACGTGGACAGGTGCAACCCCAGATGCTGGATTTCAGACATATTCAACCGTTGCGACATTATCGCCGACATACAACCCAACCGAACGCAACGCTAGCACCATCACAATCGCTCCCGGCTCAACATCACAAAGCATCGAACTGTATCTTGGTGCTACAGGCCTCACAGCCTCAACCTCTGGTCTCTCAGCTCGCTACAACCGGACACGCACAGCCTCTGTCAGCATCCCTCTGGTAGCCCGTACAATCGCTCAGGCGTGGACTGCTGGTGGCTTTGCGGAGGTAGATGCTACCAATATGCCGGGGATTTACCGCCTCGACTTGCCTGATGCTGCTTTGGCATCTGGTGCTGACGATGTCACGATTGTTGTACGTGGTGCTTCTGGTACTAACGGTGCGGTAATGACGGTGAAGTTGAGCAGTGGTGGCTTGACATCAGCGCAGACGGCATCTGCTGTCTGGGGTGCATCTGTTGCTGGATACTCTGGTGGTTCAACATTCGGCGGTGTCGTTACCGAAACCTCTAGTGTGGTTAACGGCATTGAGGGAGAAGTACAAGACGTACCGTCAAACGTCTGGGAAGAGCTACGCGCAAACCACACAACGTCTGGTACGTTTGGGCAGTACGTCAATGCTGAACTGGTGACCCCGGTTACATCAGCCGCTCTTGTTCGCATGGGACCTTTTGAGGTTAGGGCTGATGGCTTGGGAGCATCTGATCCGCTTGACATTCAGAAGGGCGCACAGCACGGAATCGATATCCAGTGTGTAGACAACAACGGCGCAGGAATCGATATCACCTCTGCAACGGTTACGGCTAAGGTCTACAACAGTGGTGCGACGCTGGTTGACACTTACTCCTGTACGGCAACCTATGCAGCTGATGGCAGAGCGCAGTTCACCATTGACACAACGGTTACCAACACTCCAGGCACTTACACGGCTACGATTACACGCACAACGGGTGCATCTGATACGCAGATCTTCGGTCCACTGCGGATCTATGTGAGGGATATCTAATGGCATTGATTTTTGATTTGACTGAAGACCCTCAGCAGGTCGTGCAAGTCTCCGCATGGGTCGGAGACTGGCACTCCTACGTAGTCCGCTTGGTAGATGAGCTAGGAAGCCCGGTGGACATTACTACGGGTACTCTTGGTGCAACCTTCACAAATATTGCTACCGGATCCAGTTATTCGTTTGGCGGTGGTGCAGTCACCTTGACCAAGCAGTACAGCGCACAAGGCATCTTGTCTGTGTTGAATCCTGCGGCTTATCCAACAGCCACCGATATCAGGCTAACGGTATCTTTTACGGTTGGTTCTACGGTTCGTCGGTTTGGACCTTTAGAGATTGAGGTACTGGCTCCGTGATAAAGATGAGCTACAGCCTGAAGTCTGTCAAGTTAGATTCGTACCGCAAGAATCTAGGGCAGTTGTCGCAGGTTGTTGGCAAAGCTGCTGCGGACATTGAAGGCAACGCAAAAGACAGTATTACAACAAACAGTGGACAATATAAGCAGTATGGCAGTCATTGGTCAAGCCCTCCCGGTTCACCGCCTAATAATGACACTGGTAATCTTGCCAACAGCATCGGACATCGTATGCTCACCAATACATCTGCTGAAGTGTTCGTAAATGCAAAGTACGGAGTACCGCTAGAACTCGGTTGGATATCTGCCAATGGTAACCATGTACCGGCTAGACCATTCCTGCGTCCAACTGTTGAAAAGGTTGCACCATCGTTTCAAACGGCTTGCAAAGTGATTCTCAAAGGTGGCAAATAATGGCGTATGAACCAGCCGTAATCGAACAATGGCTCTATGAAACACTTAGCAACGATGCGACGCTACAAGGACTCCTAGCGGTAGATAATAAGCCTAATGGCTATCAGCAAGGCATCTATAACACAGTCGCTCCACAGTTAGATCCGGTAAGCCGTAAACCAGTGCAGGTTCCCTACGTTGTCTTTGACCGTGCTGGTAGTGCTGGTAATGACCAAGACGTTATCTGCGGTAGCCGTGTCTTCACGTATCCAACCTACAGAATCACCGTGTGGGATACTGAAAGCGGTGCAATGAGCATGAGCCGGATACAAACCATCATGTCTCGCATCGACACATTACTGGACAACCAGCACGTTTCGAGTACCTCTCCTAGGTTCTATTGCCGGAGAGAATCAACAGCTCAGACGTTCGGTTTATCTAGCGGTGGTCGTACAGACTTTGGAGTGACGGCGGTGTACCGTATGGTCACACAACAATAGGAGTAACATATGCCTTTTACACGTACATCTGCCCTTATCGGTGAAAACTGTACCGTCACGGTTGCTTTTGGTGGCTACCAAGATGGGACGCCTTCAGCCTTTACAGCGGAGACTTATACCTGTATCGCTCGCTCGGTTCGCTTCTCAACATCGGTGAATACCGTTGATGTTTCAGCACTGTGTGACAGCCAGAACAAAGCACAGGCAACCAAAGCAAACGGTAGCGTTGAAGTCGAGTTCTTGGTTGATTCGGTTGTTGGTCCAATCTTCTATGCGAAAGATGGCTACTACTGCCAGATCGTAGTGACACCGGGAAGCCTTACCGCTAAGACCTTTGTCGGTGTTGTTACCGCTACAGGCATCAGCGTTGCAAACGAAGAAGCCGTGACCGAGTCCGCAACCATTACCCTTGGTGCTAACGGAGTTGCTACCGCTTGGTCGTAGTACACTAGCGCATGGCACTAAGTAACCTAAAACAAATCCCGAAAG